CCCGAACTTCTGGGGTGTCGGAGGTCTGGACGGCGGTAGCGGCCGCAGGAGCGGTCGGCATCCGATACAGCGCGCGGACGAGGAGGTTGATCAGGTTCGCCGCTGAGACACCGGTGAGCTGGGTGACATCGATGTTGCAGATTCTGGCCGCATAGCGCCAGTCGCGGAGGACCAGGCCGATTTCCCACTTAAAGTGGTCCCGATAGGCCTGGTAAGTGTTCCCGGAGACATCCTGCACCGGCCACTCGCCCATGTCCCTATGTTGAAGGCCGGTGATCTTTCCCTTTGGGAATGTTGCGTGGAGGGTGTCTGAGCCCCACGTAACGAGCCAGAGGGAAGTGTTGGTGTTAGACAAACCGCCTCCAGCGAGGATGTTCGCAGCGGTCTGTGAGTTGGCCGGGTTGATCGTCGAATATCTCGGGGCAAACCCGGTGAACCGTTCGGGGTTAGCGAACTGGTTCCCATAGATCAGCGTGGCCGCGACCTGTTGGGACATACCTTCGAGGAATGCCCGAACCTCCGAGAGTCTGAACTCAGCGGTGTTACCGTTGAGGTCGGCGATGTCTTTGTCGATCACCGCGTAGGTTTCGAGATTCCCGACGGTGTCGACGATCTGCGCGGTGGTTGATTTGGCGTTCGGGACGCCGGTGTTGAGCAAGCGCCAAGTGGCCTGGGGCAGTCCTGTCCGGACTGTGGTTTTATGGCCGGTTGGCAGGTTCCCTTCGACGACCAACATGTCATCGAGGATTTCATTCGTCTGCGAAAGTAGTTCGATGATGGAGGCGACTCGATAGCCGTCATCCATCCGTTTGGCCCAATCCGCATAGGTCAGGGCCGTTGCGCCAATGATAGCCATATTTGGTTCCTATTGTTCGAGTGGCTCGGTCCTGATCTGGGGGCTACCGTTCATCCCACTTAGGGGCTCAGGTGGTCGAAGAGGGAAGGTTCGGATACATGGCCTTTGCGGGCGAAGGTCGGGGCACTTGGCCGGTTGGGGTCTGCCCAAGAGGCGATGGCCCACCGCCAGAGACATGCTTTCCTTCGTTTACAAGGCCGGCGAATTTGCTCAGCACTCGGATAACGGCCGGATGATCGCCGGCGCCGGTTAGGTCGAGTGCATCGCGGAAATCCTTTTCCAGCGCCGCGTCGATAACGCGTTGGCCGGAAGAGTTCTGGACCATCAACGCTCGGCCGATATCGGTGCGGACGGTTTCCAGCTTTCCGGCGAGGTCTGGATGGTTAGTATAACCGTCTTTCCATTCCTTGCGCATACTCGACACCGATTCATCGATCTGCTTCTGAATCGCGATCTGGTTCTTCGAATACCAATCAACGAGCTTCTGGGCCTGATCCTGCGTCAGCTTGAGGTCTTTGAAGAGAGGAGTGGCCTCGGTGACGAGTTGGGCGGCGAGCTTATATCCCTCGGGGGCTTTGAATTCAGTGTAGGACTCGGGGGGTTCTTGCTGCCCGGTGGGCGCAGGCGGAACTTCCGGGGGCTTCGGGGCTTCCGGGGTAGGCGTTGGAGGCGTGTTGGCATCTTTGATCTCTCCGGTCGGGGTCCGGGCCTCAGGCGAATTGGCCAAGGGCGGTGTCGGCGTCGGTGTCGTCAGGTTCTCTGGGGCTCCGCTCATCGGGTATCTCCTGGACTTGTGCTTCGCGCATCATGGCGACGAATTCATCGGGACAGAAATTCACTATATCAGAGTATAGTTTCAAACCAACATTCCGCTCGCCCTTGGCATAGGCCTCGTGCAGGGCGTTGCCGGTGAACGGGTCGTTGAATATGTGGCAGAATTCGAGGATGTTGTAGAAGAACCTCCGGCCTTGGATTGTTCGCATCGCCACGGTGAGGAACTCGATCCTCTCGCGCTCTAGGAGTTGGGCGCGCTTTTCTGCGCGGCGAATGTCTTTCCGATTTGAGGCGTCGTAGGTCATTGGCCAGGTCCTCCGCCTGGGCCACCAGGTCCGACAGGGCCACCAGGTCCGCCGCCGCCCTGGCCACCCATGAGCGCCTGTAGCGCGTTCTGGCCTCCGCCAACATCCGCCTGCGAGAGGTTCTTGGCGCCTTGAGAAAGCTGTTGAGCAATAGCCGCTTGCTGCGCCTGTTGGTTCTGCTGCTGCCGCTGTTGGCGGATTTGCGCGAGGGCATCTTTGGACCTAATCATCTTTGGATCGTTGTTGAGCAGGCTGGACATCTTCTCTAGGGAATAGTCCGTGTCGATGTTGTCCATAATCTCCGGGACCACCCCAACGAGGTTGCCGGCCATCGACAGGACCCGTTCGATCGAAGCCGCCTTCGTCGCCGCCTGGGCCTGCGCGAGCATCGAGACGAATTCGATGTTCATCATCTTCCCTTGCAGCTCTGCTGGCGCGGGTGGGAGAATCCCGGCCCGATTGGCGATCCCGAACACGCGTTCGATGATCGGCTTCAGGACTTCGTTGTCGATGCGCTCAAGCGCAGGGCCGAGCATGACCAAAGACTCTGACTTCCTCAGGTCCCATTCCACGGCCGTTACATTCGACCGGGTTTCATACTGCGAGGCCACTCTAAGTACATCGTTGAAGAAAGTCTGGGAGAGGCGTTGCTTGACCATCTCCAAGTCGGCGGTGATTTCCTGAACCGGGAATTTGGTTTCATAAGCCGAGGCAAAGCCGGGCTTGCCGGCCGCTTGGAAGCCTTGGATGTATGTGATTCCGCCGGGAGTGAGATTGGCCGGTTGGTTCTTGAGCTGAACATCGGCCACAAGGGGCGGATTGACCATCTTGTCAATGGCCTGAAGTTTGCGGCGGGTTTCAAGCTGTAATTGCTTCTGATCAGGTAACGCATCCATTCCCGGGGACCGGCCATAGGCATCATTGGAGACCACGTCCCATCGGCCAGTAATCGCAGGAGGCTCATAGAAGCCGGACTTGCGGAGGAATGATTTCGGATCAGCAACCCCGCCTTGCGGCCCCGTCGAACCGCCCCATTCCCAATACGCTTCCCGGACTGGGAACCGAGTGGAGTAGCCGAATTCACTGGCTTTGCCATCGTCGTTGGGCTCTATAATATGCGCGATGATCAGTTCTCTGGTTCGGTTGGCGCCGGCTTGGTCTTCGTAGAGTTGCTTGATCGGATCGGAGACGTTGTCGAAACCGAACTGGTCCACGCAGGCATCGACGGTGAGGGTGAATTCGCGCATGAAAACCCTCGGCCGATACTTCCCATCGAGGTCGACGTAGTATTCGCCGAGGCAGGGATTGATACAGTATATAACATTCTCAAAGTCTTCGTAGACCAAAATCGAAGCTGTGCCAAAGACAACTAAGTCGAAATAAAACACCGCGATGGAGTTGTAGAAATTACTCTCGCTGAATATCAGATACAAGAGCCGTTCCACTTCCGCTAACCACAGGCTGACCGGAGTTGTCTCCGTAGAGTCTAGCCGGCCGATTCTCAGTCGGAACCATGGCTGCGTTGGGGAGGACTTGCCAGATACCAGACCTGAACCCAAATTCCGGGCGCATATCACACCCGTAGAGTCGAGTATGTGCTGGTTGATCGGCGAGCCACGGGCCAACTGATTTGGGGTTATAATCCATTTATACCTCCGGGGGAGAAAGTAGTCGGCCAGTTCGCGCCAATGCACCCACCAAGAATAGCGATTCACGCGCTCGCCGATCAATCGGCCTTCGCAATAGCGGCGATAGCGTAGGTCAGACTCGGTGGTCATGAGACTCCGGTAGGTTCTTGGCGTTGTTTGGGTTCTATCTTCTTCATAGGCCTCAGGCGCTCCACACCCGGGCGGCGAGGACGAGGATCGGGCGTTAGGGCTGTTTCAGGAGCATCCCCTGTCATGCCTTCATCGCGCTGGCGATATCTGAACAGCCCTCCCTTAACCGCTGAGCCGGGAGTGGCCGAACCGCCATGGCTGCTGACATCCGGCGTCTTGCCCATGAAGCCTTTATCCGGATCGCGTATATCTTCGATGTTCTTCGACCAGCCTTCTGGAACATTCGCGGCCAGTTCCTTCCGCGAATTATCCGGAAGATTTTGGTCGAGGGTAGAGCCTGGAGCGAAAAGCCGACCCTGTGCGTGCATGAGGCTCGCGGCCATGAGCAGGAAATGATCCGGCGGCATCGGCCGAGCGAACATCGGAACAACGTTATCGCTTTCGCTAGCCGGGACTTGCATGCTACGCTCCTAAGAGGGTCTTAGCGCCCACGTTCTGCTGCTGCGGAGCTGCGGCGGCGGCGGAAAGGAATGATTGACTCGGGCCAGTTGGGGTCCGGGCTGGTCCGGCCGGTGTCACCGGCGCTGCGGCCGGTTCCTGTTGCTTCGGGAGCATTTGCGGAATCGCTTGCACAAGCTGGGCCTCTTGAGCCGCCGCTTGCTGCGCTGCGATCATCTCTTCCCTTCGTTGGTGGGCCGGGGTGCCAGCGCCGAATGAAGCGAATAGGCCGGATATGGGAGAGGTCATATGGCTATCCTTTCGAATGGCTCCCATTCAGTTTCGACTGGGTCCTTATGCGGGAATTCCCCACCGGCCCAAGCGTTGGCCGCGAGTGGCCCGCCGAAGGTCAAGGCCAGGGCATCGAGATCATCGAGGATCAGGCCGGGATTGTCGTCCATTAAATCCTCCTTCGGGGTTAGGAGAATCTTCTCCTTTAGGTGCGTGTAGCGAACGGCCAGCATGGCCTTCTTAAGGTCCGGGTCTTCCGGAATGGCGCCGGTTTTTAGCCAAGACCTTAGCGCTCCATACATCGCCGCGCGCTTGTTGTAGTATTGTTCGCCGACTGTGTCGAAGAGGATTCCTGTAACATCATCCTTGCCAGAGAAGTTAACCTCATGGACAACGAGACGCTTCTCCCGGCATTGATCGACCACACCTCCGCCCACTCCGCCGCCATCGATGAAGATTCCATCTGGCCTCCATGCCAGCCATGATTCGAAGACACGATTGGCAAGCTCAGAGGTGGACACGCCGGAATAAGACTTACGTTCGATAGTTCTAGCATCGCGGCCCTTTCGAGGATAGATGACTGAGCTGTTGGTGCCGTAGCGAGCCACGTCAACGCCAATAGCGAGTGGGGTGGATCGGTCGGTGTAAGGTAGGTCGCGGGACATGGCCAGTTCGATGTCTTCCAGCGCGAAGAACTCCATCTCGCCGCGGCGTGGGAATTGGCCGAGGACACGAATCCTGACGAAGTCGGAATCCTCGCCATAGGCGCGAATCCACTTCTCAAACCGGGATTTGTTGGTGATCTTAACGGATCGGGAATCGATCTGGGTGCAGTCCCAGAAGTCAGAGTGGATTCCGCCGGGGAAGCATTCGCGGAATCGGCCGAGGTTCCGGGTCGGGTTGCCGAATACTAACCAGATGATCTGGGTGTCAGAATCGGTCAACGCGCCTTCGGCCGTTTCCCAGATGATATCGTGGATTTCCGACGCCTCGTCGAAGATTAGAAGAATCCGCTTGCCTTGGTTATGTAACCCGGCGAATGCGGTTGGGTTCTTCTCCGACCAAGCGATAGCATCGATCCGCCAAGTCCGCTCTCGGTCGGGGTCTTTGGCGAATAGCGCTGTAGCGGTGAGGGTGAAATGCGCGCGGGAGAACCAGCAGAGATTGAACCACTTCCCAAGCTCGGCCCAAGTCTTGGTCTTCAGCTGTGATTCGGTGTTGGCGGTAATAGTCCCGCGCATGTCGGGGAAGGTAGTAAAGGCCCAGAGAATGATCCAAGCGACGGTGGCGGACTTCCCAATCCCGTGGCCACTGGCCGTCGCGATCTGAATGGCCTCGTTTATGTTAACGAGTCTGGCCTTTATCTTCCGCATAAGGACCCGGGACCATTCATCCGGGCCGGAGAAGTTCTCTAAAACAGTGCCAGGCTCTCCCCATGGAAACGCTCCCATGGTGAATGCCTCAGGGTCATCGGCTACGCTGGCTAACCAGTCGAGTAGCGCTTCATCCATCATACCCCCGGGAGGGGGTAGAGGGCTACTCCATTAACCCTCTACCCCAGCTCCCGCATCGAGAACCCTTTGGCTGCGCCTGCGAGCAGCCTCGAGTTTAGCCGCAAAATCAACATTAACGTTCATGTTAATGGACTTCTTAGCAATCCCGATGCGGTCGGCGAAGTCACTAGCCACTGCTAGTGCTCGTGGTAGCGGCACTAGCTCATTGGCCTCGTCCGCCGAATCGAAATGATCTTCGATCGTGCGTAGAGACTTCCGATAGATTCGGGAAGAAGTCAAGAAGTTCAAATCTACTTCCGGGTCTAGCCGGGCATGGCGTTTCTCCCTCTCTTCAGCGATCAAGTCCACTAGACTCGGGTCGACCGAAAGGGTAACGACCCGGGAATACGAATACCCCACCATCTCGGCGACCTGTCGCAGGTTATAGCCGCCGGCGATGAGATAAGCGATCATGTGATGTGAATCGCGTAGCCTGGTTATCCGCCGCGTAGCCGACTTCGCTTGCAGATTCGCGAGATCGGCCCGTTCCAACGGCCGGACTCCGCGCAACCGCGGGCTCCGATGATCACGCTGGATTCTCATATCCCTTCTCCATATACTCAGCGCGAATCCGCGCCAGATCCTCTTCAATCCGGTCTGGGTGACTCGGCACCCAGAGAACCTGATCGAAATACACCCCCTGAACCGGGAACCATCCCGGCACCTCCTTCCCTGCCAGCTCCCTATGCTTCGCCACTCTCGCCAGCACATTCTTCGCCCGCCCTACACAAACCGGCCGACCGCGCCGAAGCAACACATACACCCCCATCCCCAACATCTCCGTCGAGTCCACCAACCGCCGATTCAACCAAACCACCAAACTTTCGGCCGGTTCCATTGGCTTCGCCTTCCTCTGGCTCTCGCCCTCTACTTTCTGGCCGTTTCGGCCAGCTAAGCACAATTCCTTATAAAAGTCAATAGCACAAAAACAACAATCGCGATCATCAATTCCAAAACGGCCAATTTTCAAATTTTCTGTCTGAGGGGGTGGGGGCCGCGCGCCAGGACAAAATTTTGGCCCCCGGGGTGAGCCGGGGGCCGGGAGGAGGCTGGTCAGTAGCCGGCTAGGCTTTCCAGGCCAGCTTGGCGCGATGCTTCTCGATAAACTGGCGCATCGGGCTGTCGGCCGGAGCCTGGACGTGATCCAGGAAAATGAGCCACTGGCTGGCATAGGCTGTCATAGGATGGCGCGAGTTGACGAATACGGATATCCCGCCTTTCTGGCCATCGCCATCGTTCACCTTCATGATGACGCCGGAGCCGCCCTTGCTGGCAAGCTGCGCTTGGAGTGCTGCATTCGCCGCGCTCTGTGCCTCGACGATTTTCTTGAGCTGGTCAATCTGCGCTTGCAGGTCTGGAAGAACGCTCATTTTCAAGCTCCATGTTGTGTCCGCCCCGCTTCACATATGGGAACGGGGCGTTTGGGTTTCAAGTGCGACAATTCGTCGCATGGCCAAGTCGTTGATTTCATTCGCTTTTCGCCGGTTTAGCCGGCAAAGATTTAGCCGCCAAATTAGCCGGCGAACGAAGCCGAAGACTGTAGTCTGGACTCACTCAGTCTTGCTCTTAAGTATGGCCCAGACTCCGCGCGCAGTTCCACATGCTGGCCAGACCCAATTCTTCGAACCTACCCTGATCAGACCCTGAACAACCCATGATCAACCTCGCATAGCCTAGCCTGAGCCTCGGACGCATTGTAAGCTCGCCACTAGTCACGGCACCCCACTACCCAAAGGCCTATTTTTATATATATATATACATATATACATGGGGTATAGGGGCCGCGTATAGTGCGTAACCGGCCCAGGCTAGACTATCGGGGGTAGGTCAGGGGTTGTTCAGGGGTTGGTCAGGGGCTGATCGAGGGACAAAGGGAGGATAATGGACGATTGGTCAGGGTATATCGGAGGAATTGGCCGAATTTTATTGTTGACAAGCCAGATTGCCTATGGTAGAATAGGCCATGATAGAGAATCATGCGGCGAATGGTCGCAGGGGGCTTCCGTTAGCCGGCGAAAGGTCCTATATTATAGGACGGGGCGGGAAACATGGAGAAAGAAGATGGATAGCTACACGCTTCTCAGCACGATGCAGAGCCTGGTGAATAGGACAGACCTTTCTGATAGGCTTAGTGCCGCGGAAAGGTTTGTGATCTTGTTCGCTATGGAAAGGCTTAGCGCACTGGAGAAAGCGGCCGATGGGATTAATCATGAGCAGACTTCGCGGTTGCTCTACGATGCTGCGAAGTTCTACCATGCGCATGGGGAGCGGATTAGGGCGATTAAGTATTATCGCGAAAGTCAGTTTCTTATAGACAGTAATGTTGGCCTGAAAGAGGCCAAGGATATAGTCGATGGCTGGCCCACGCCAGAGACCGTTATTGGCAATGCGGTTGTGGTTGTTAGTGACCGCAATGGCCGAAATGATTTCGCAGTCGGCCCATTCAAAGGGGCTCATGAGGCCAATGAATATGGCGAGGCCCATTTCAGCGATTCTGAAGATGGCCAGTCATGGGTATGGGCTCCGCTCTGCGAGGCGAATAAGCCATGAGCCGGTATCGGGTCACAATCACCCTCATCATCATCGCCCCGTCACACGAAAGTGTGGCGCGGCGAGTGGCTGATATGTTGAAAGACCATGTCGGCCAGTATGATGCCAAGTATTTCGAAATGGATCGCGAAGCTATCCGCGATGAAATCACAGCCTACGCTATCAAGCGGGGCATCGATCAAGATGACATTGGCGATGATTGGCTCGATCTATTGATCGACATGTTGGTGGATGCAAGCACATGAAACAGAACAGGAAACTCCTCGCAGCCTGGATTGATGAATTCGGGCTTGATGCAGTGCTCGACATGATCAGCGACATATGCATGGCCAAAGCTGACCGCATTCGCAAGAATTGGCGGCCACCGAATAGCCTGGAAGTGCGCTTACCCGGTAGATGGCCGATGATCATAACCCTTGGAGATGGTGACGTGAAGCAGATGACAATAACGCGGGCTAGGGCCTTGGTCAAAGAGGCCATAAAGGGCCAGGGATTGAAGCTCAGCCATGTCGCTAGGGAGGACATTGATAACGCTGCTAGGCGGCTGATCGAGAACTGGAAGGAATGGGACAAGCGGGAGAAGGTCGATGATCAAGGTTAATGTGATAATAAACACAGCGGACAGGGATGGTATCTATGAGGGCGAGGCTGAGGTCAATTCTCTCGACGAAATCCCGGCCACTGCGCTAGTCCATTGGCCTGATGCTACATCGCTCGAAATAGCCTATGTCTTCTCTGTAAACCCTATCACTGATCCGCCCGCGGTCCCACGTGCTAGCGCTGCGGTCAATGACTTCGCCCATATCAATCGCCAGCTTAAGCGCTGGACCCCATAGTCGCCGGAGAAGAGCATCTATATGGTGCTCTTCCTCGGCCACTAGGCCGCGCCACACCAAAAGGCCAAAGATGGACACAAACCAGAGACGTCTGCAGGCTGTCCATAGCGCCCCGTGGTGTAACCCCGACAAGAGGGAGCCAATCATGGCTATCTTGCAAGTGCCTATCACTAAAGCCGGTAAGAAACTGGCTGTCGACACTGAGAGCATCCCGCAAGAGATGTTCGATGGAATCTTCGCCGAAGGCATTAAGGTTTACCTTAATGCCAAAGCAACGAAGATTCATACTAAGGACCTCGAAGGGAGTGATCTCGAAGAGGCCCAAGCCGCCGCGATGGAGCAGGCTCAGAAGAACTTAGTCGCCATTTATGAAGGCAAGTTCCGCAAGGGTCGCGCTACCGGAATGGTGAAGGACGGGAAGAAAGTTCCCGGCAAGGTTATGACTGAGGCCATGCGCCTTGCTCGTAACACTGTGAAGGACGCATTGAGGGAGGCGGATATCCGCATTTCTCATGTGGAGGCCTCAGAGATCACACGAGCTGCCAGAGAGCTTGTGGAGAACAATGAGGACTACGTCCTCCAGGCTGAGAAGAACCTGGAGGAGAGGGCGAGCAAGCCCATTGCCAAAGATATCGCGGCAATGGTCAAAGTCTCGCCGAAGCTGGTCGCCAAGGCCGAAAAGGTCAAGGCGGATAAGAAGGCCGAGCGGCAGCTTTCTGCCAAGCAGGCCGGACTGCCTAAGACTAGAGTGCCGCCGAAACGCGGTTCTCAGCCTACCGCCTAAGTTAGCTTAGGCAACCGGAGCAGCAATGAGCAACCACTCAACGATGTAAGCTCAGGATGCTCCGGTCCTTAATGGACCGCCATAGATGAGATGGCGATAAACAAGGAAACCCTACAATGAATATCCAAGCATTGCTCGATGCGCTAACCAGCGCCAAGAATGATCAGGACGCGGTTCCTGCTCTGCGGACCAAAGTGGCCGAACTCGAAGCGGCGATTGAGAGCCAGAGAATGGCCAACGCGAAGCTTCAGGAAGAATTGCTGAATACGCAAGTTTCCCTGGAGTCTGAGACCAACCGTGTTCGCTCCCTGGAGGTGGAGCGGGATGATCTAGGGTTTCGGGCCGGAGAGGCCGAAGGGAAGCTTGCGGCGATTCTGCAAGTGGCTCGGCCTAAGGCTACTGAGCCTGAGCCAGTTTCACATGTGGAGCCGGCCGATCATCAAGACATGGTAGAGCCTGCGGCCCCGCAGCCTGTTCCGCAGCAGACCTATCACTATCCTTCGCCCTCCCCCACTCCATTCCCTGAGGCGGTCTCCGCCGGGAGGGAGGTTCAGCAGACTAACGCTGACCAGGATACTACCGAACACTCCGCTACCCAGGGAGGTGGTAGCAGCAATAGAGAGGTCAAGGCGGAGGCTGCTTACCGCTACCCGTGGGAGTCATATCAATGACATATCGTGTCATCGGCGGCCTTCACTTCATCCGCATCGGTAGATTCGGCCTGACTTGGTTCTGGCATAAGCGCTAGGGCTTGAGGGGGAGCTTCGGCTCCCCCAATTTGGAGAGAAGACATGGAAAAGGTTCGCTATTCCGAGGCCAATAATCTCAGAGTCCCGTGTGATTACACTGCGGCCGACGGAACGATCAAGACTTATCAGCGCAAGCTGCGGTCGCCTGATATCCTTCAATTCTTCAAGATCGGTGGGAAGTATGGAACCAGTGCCATTCCGGCCGATTTCTACGCTTTCGGCGCCATTGGGGATACTTATATCATCATCCGAAGCAGGGCTGGCGCCAGGGAAGATGCGGAGCTAGGTTATGGGCCGGCCAAGCGCAGGGTCGTCGCAATCTGCCAATACTGCGAAGCCTACGTCTGTCCTGGTCATCTTGACCAGCATCAACGGGGACGGGATTGCGCTAGTCGCCAGGGGAGGATGAGATGAAGCACCTATCCAGCCTGAAATATACCGATCCATTCGAGCGAGAGGGCGATCTCTTCGTCTTTATAGTGGATATCGGCGGCGGTATGGCCCAAGTCAAGCGCATTGGCTACTTTAAGGATCATGGCGAGGTGGTTCTCATCGCCGCGGTCAATGAGAGCCTTAGTCTTGATGCTGAGGTCACTCCGGGCACGTTGGTTTGGGAGCCAGAAGATGATTAGAGCTTGGGCCATGATCGCGCTGCTATGCAGCCTGCCGATACTGCTCGGCGCCAGCTTGCTCTGGCATCTAATAGAGCGATTCTTGGTCAATCCTGGATCGGTCATCATGGGCGCCATTATTGGCGCCCTTTGGCTTTGTGCCTCATTATGGGCCTTGGAGAGATAGGCATGACACACTATGTTGAGGACTATTCGGCCCTAAAAGGGCTTGAGAAGGTGAATAAGGCTCTTGATGATATTCGGAGCTTTATGGGAAAGGAAAAGTTCGATATGCTGACCATCACTCTGCGCGAAGAGCCGCCGCCAGATATGGACTATTTCAGGCTCATCTGCTCCATGATGGGAGTCAGTCACTATCCAGTCTTAGCATGGTATGTCCATGCTTGGGGCCTGAAAGAGTTCGCAAAGCACTACTCAGAGGAGGGTCAATCATAATCGATTTGGAGTCGATTATGCTTGATTTTCCCTGATATTTGTGGTATTATATAACCATAATTCGGGGAGAAGAGAGATGAACAACAAGCTTCGAGACTTCCAGCGCTTCATCGCTGGCGCAGTTAGGGGGAATAAGCCTGCCCCTCCAGCCGATGAATTTGAGCCTGAGATTAGGCCATATGGAGTCCCGGCCGGGCAGAATAAGCTAGAGCTATTCGAATGCGCTACCTGTGGCCGACCGCCGACTAGGCTGGAGAAGAGCAATCTGGCCGCATTCCTTTTCGAGGATGTGGTGTCGGCTAAAGAGTATCAGATTTCTGGAATGTGCCAAGCCTGCCAGAATAAGACCTTTCATAGGGAGGTATGGTCATGAGTGGCACGCCAGCTACATCGGCCGCGCCTAAGAATGCGGCCAAGGTTTGGACAGATACGCGGTATATCTATACAGAGATACCGGGCAAGCTGCTTGAGGATGGCAGTTTAATTCCTGCCGCAGTGTTCAAGTTCCCCCTCACTGAGGGGGGACTAAGCAAGGCCTTGGCTATTCACAAGGCCCAGATTTACGAATATGCTGGTCAGCCCATGCCTTCGAACGTGGCGCGGCGTTCGATGAACCCGCGCATAGCGGCTGCCCAGGCTATATTGCGGAAGAATGGAATACTGAAAGGATAGGCCGATGTTTCTTCCCTTATATCTCCGCGAGAAGACTAGCTTTGAGGATATTCTGAGGCCAAGGGAATGGGAAGCAATCTGGGCCATTAAGGCCGAGGCCAGGGAGCGACTCTGGGAGTTATATGAGACTCGTATATGGCCGGCCTGGATTGTTGACCGTCCCACATGCCTAGCCACGATGGCCGAAAGCCTCAGGATAGATAGGAGGATTTTGCACACC